CTCCAGCGCGAGCCATCGCGATATTTTGAACACGCTCCGCAATTGCTTGCGGAGTTGTTCCTGAAAACAGCTTTCCTCGAGCCGCAGCCGATGACTCAATACCGCTTATGGCCTCGCGCTTAAGTGCCTGAAACAGCGAATCCTGAGTGACATCCCCTCCAATAGCTGGCAACCCAGAAGGCGTCACAGGCGCCAAGGGTGGACCACCGCCAGCAAGTGTTGCTGTAGGAGCAGGAATAGCGGGCAGCCCGGTAGTTTGACTCATTGCAAGCTGAGGGGCTTCTGTTGGCGCAGTTTGCTGGACCCCAGGCAAGGCTCCCTGAATAGGCGAAACCTGTGGAAGAAACATTGCTACAGGCTCCATCCATGGAAGAGGACCGACATCAGGAGCGCTTATATCAGGCAGATTTGGCAAAGTTGGCGCAGTTTGAATACCTAATGCTTGCCGAGATGCTGCGTTACTTTTATTAAGCACAGCTTCCCACTGAGCCTCTAAGCTTGGCTGGCCATCTTCAGTAATCAATCCTGTTCCTGGTCGGCTTACAAGACCAATGTTGTATCTCTCTGCGGCTCTCCGCGCCCTTGGGTTTGTGAAGAGGTCTGCTCTTCTGCCAGTAATTTCTTGAGGTAGCATTCCTTGAGAAACAGCAGCCTGAGCTGGAGCAGCTTGACCAAATTGTAATAGCCTCGGCTGAGGAAGGTCTCCAGTGTAAATTGGTTGCCCTGCAGAGGAGCTAAGTACTCGAAGTGGATCTAAGCCAGACTGCTGATAAGGGGACAGAACTTCTTGCGCCTGAGTAAGCGCGGATTGCTGCTGAACAATTGCTTGCTGTGCGGCCTGTGACTGGGTTTCTGCAGCACGTTCCGCCGCTCTTCTTCCGCTTCCGCCGGTCAAATCAATTCCGGTTTTTCTTCTAACATATCCCATACATCATCACCTCGTCAGACCTAAATACCATTGGTCATGTATCTGGCCGTTTTTTAAATAGCTTTTCCGGTTAACACCCTCAATCTCAAACCCATGCTTAAGACCAAAGTCTTTAACGTTTGGATAAAGGAATGGAATTTGCGCCACAAGCTTCTTAACGCCCATATCAAAAGCCCAATTAAGAGCTTTCTGGCTAAACTCATCGGCGTATTCTTTACGGTATTCTGGTAAGACTTGGACATGACACTCCCAGGTTATCCCATTTATTTGATGGTATACCATCAGCCCTATTGGCTCGCTGCCAACTATGCCTATGACGTAAACGGCACTGATCATGTCAGGGATGATGTCTTCTCTGGGTGGTGTCCCGTCTTCTGCGATGCACTCATAGATTGCAGGGTGCGTGAGGATGGCTCGGACCACATCTATATCATAGCACCTGTCTACTATCATCGCTAAACCTCATAACCAACATAGTTAACGGTCAAGATTGCAGATGGCACGCCAGGGACAGGTGACGACGCAGCCACAGCGAGCAATTGCACTGACGTATCACTAACTGACCACATGATTTCGAAGTAGTCATTAACATCCATAGGCACAAAGAAGTTCCAAGCAGCGAACTGTTCAGTATTGTTGCCCTGCACCCTAATCTCTGTGGCTGAATTAGGGATATCAACACCATTCTTGCGGAACCAAATCCAAATAGAGTGCGCTCCGCCAGCAGTATTGATTATTTGGATTGAGTGCTGAAAGTTATATATTCCAGGGGTGTTTACTGTAATCCTAGATGTTGGCGAGCCTATGCTTACCCCTATCGACAAATCGGTATTGTTGAACGTTATTGCATATGCTGTATTTGTGGCAGCAGCGGTCTGCGTGGTTGTGTCATAAAAAGACCCGTACTTGTTTTGCTGTTCAAAGTTTGTGGCAAGCTGAAAAAGTATTGTCTGTATATTCCTGAAGTAATCTCTTACATCAGGTTCTTTAATTATCTGCTCAGGTATTCTTAGCGCCATCGGCGGGTTGACTTTTATCATTTTCAGTAACCCGCTAAGTCAACTGTAATTACAGCTTTCTCAATTGACACAAAGACTGGATCAGAAAACCTTATTCTTATTGTCCCGTCGTAGAACGAGTTGATATGCCACCATTCAACCTTTCTCTGATAGTTACCTCCAGACCCTACGCCGACATGATACTCTTCAGTCCAAGTCTCCCCACCGTCAGCTGACAAAGACAGCATGACAACAGGCGATGCACCTTGGCCATTTGCAAGACCAACTCCAGTTTGCATAATCAACTGAAGCTTGTTCATCATTATTCTGTTGCCAGGCGAGCCAATAAGTTCGCCATTTATAGGAGCAACTATCCTTTCTTTTATCTGTATTGCGTTTGTCCCATAGTAGGAGTTTGGCAAATCAGAAAACGAATTAATGTTAAATTCGCATATGCTATATTTTGTAAGATCGCTTGAATCTTCTATAGGGTCTTCTGTAACGCCAAACAGGTTTTTCCCATAGCAAAACGCGTATGAGTTTGCTAGATGCCTTCCGCCAGAAGACCCAGATGTTAGCTGGAACCAGAAGTTTGTTGTTTCAGAATAACACCACGTTATGTTCTCGGTCGGGAACGTCATGATTATAAAATCCTGACCCTCCAGCTTAACGTTAAGCATAAAACAGTCTGATACAGTGCCATAGTTCTCTATTGCGTTCGCAATCTGACCACTTACTGGTCTTATTTGAGAGCTAATCAACTGATAGACGGTTCTGTCATCTCCCAAGAAATACAAAAACTGGTCTGTGTTACATATGCAATATATTCCAGATATTCCCTTGGCGATGATTCCCCCTTCCACCCTGTCGAATGGCGGGCTTCCAACACCAGAGTTGTACCAAACTTCTATACTCTTTTCGCCAAACAAATACAGCAATTGGTTAAAAGCATATGGCCTTACAAGATCATCGCCCAATGCTTCTGCTGTTGCATAATTTAATGGGTTTAATGATGACGGGTCTCCTACGTCAGAAACGATAAATCCGCCGCCTATGCCATCATATATCCATTGATTATTGATAAATGCGACTGCGTTTGGCTCGTCAAGATTTGGGTCAACTATTTCAGAAAATGTTGTTCCATCATATTTATAGGCACGAGCATCTGCGACTATTACCATCACAACGCCGTCATCTGCAAAAACGCATCTTCCAGTGCCAGCTATCTCGCCTATTCTGGTGGGGTTTCCGTAGGCAATTGCTCCGTCATATGCAATCGTGCCGCCAACATTGGTTATCTTGTATAAGCCCTGATCTCTGACTTCATATAATGTGTTTTTAAAAACATGAAGTCCACGATTAATGCCAGATGGAAAGTTAACGCCATACGGAGAATATGCAATTCCAGTTACGCCAGGCCAACACATAAGGGCAGCCGGGCTTCTTCCTGCTTCCGTTATCTGCGGATACAGGTTTATCGTTGATTGAGGACTAAACTGCCTTGATCTTGATGTAGACGATTGGCCAACAATTGGAATAGTGACTGGCTTCATCATGGCGTTGGCCCACCATAGCGCATAGCAGGTGCAGGACCATGCCTGCCTTTCTTGTCTTCACGGTTTGCACTCATGACGGCTGCCATGAACTTTTGGTAGAAGTATTCGCTTTTGTCTTCTTGAAGAGACCACTGATACAGCGCCCACAAAGACCCAAACAGATATATGCTTGGATGTCTTGCAAGCACAGAGTTGCTTGTGTTTGTGCTAGATAGCGCTGTTGGCCTAGCATAGTACTGCATATCTACTGAGTACGTGCTGTCCGGGGTACGGTCAAACTCAAGCTGACTAGTAACCGTAAAAAGTTTTGGCATGCCAGAGTCTGCAGTGACATACATGCCTTCAGGCGTAGATTGTATCAGCTCGTAATATTGTGAGCCTGACACCATCCTGAGACGCCGCATCTCAAGAAAGCCTTGAGGCAGACTTAAAAACCTGCCGCTTGTTGTGGCAGTAGATCGGGTTTCCATGTCCCTAATTCTGAGCCATTTATACATTTCAGACTCAGCAAGGTCTATGAAGTCATCCAGCCTGCTGGCTACGTCATTGCGGTGCGACCAGGACTCGATGGCATCACGGAGTCCGAGATAGGTTGTAAGGGACATACGATCACCAAAAAGCCCGTGGAGTTAACCCTATTATAGGCATGAAGTTCAAAACGGGCCATCAGCTTAGGTAACCACCACTCAGGCCCCTTCTGGATTAGGTGGGCGTTCCTGCCATCTGAGAGGATCTTGGCAGCTGGACCTGTGTGTATCGTAAAGAATCCCACATGCTTGGTGACCCGCTTAAGGTCATCCAGCACAGCATCAAGGTGCTCAGGCTCAATGTGCTCAAGGACATCAATGCAACATACCATGTCATGCGGCTCAGGAGGCTCATCAATGCCGGGTATGCCAGGGTCATACAGTGTAAGGCTAACAGGATGATTAACTTGCAGCGATTGGCCTAGACGCCCCTTGCCTGCGCCATAGTCAAGAATATGGTTGATGCCAGTGCTGTTGATCAAATGGCTAACCCGAGGCGCAAACTCTACTGATGCCGTCCCATAGTTTGGCAACTCCCGGTGCATGCGCTGCTGCTCTGCCTTATAAGCTGCTGAAATAGTCACATGTACTCCTTGAGGCGGTCTAAAACAGGTTTCGCATGCACAGAGTTCCCCATGATCTCTAGCCATGAGCAGTGAGCGAGCATTGCCTCTTTCTCGTCGAACCACTCCTGAGCGAAATCGCATCGTCGGCACTCTTTATATCCCGGCACGCCCTGCGTGTAGTGGATAAGCTTGGCATTAGGGTTGTAGGTCGCATAGCCTACCAAGTGATTCCAGTCTGGCGATAGGCGGCCAATGCTCTTCGCCCATGAAAAGTCCTGTGGGTTGCCAGTCTCGATCAGCTCAGGCGTCAAGTCACGGCACTCTGAACAGTTAAATAGCATCACGGAGGGGCGTTCAAAAGCAAAATTACCAGCAAAAGGCACAATATCAACGCTAGACCCCGACTGAGAATCAAATAGCTCAGCGACATCCCCGAGGACGAGCATGTCCGAGTCAATAAACAGCGCTTGTCCTTCATAGTTGCACAGGTACGGCACCAAATATCGCGAAAACGTAAAACTGGTAAGCCCTCTGCGCTTGATTGGTAGCTGCTCCAAAATCAATGGAGTTATTGCCACTGGCTGAGATGAACGCCGCTGAATCGAGCTAACCAGAACATGGTAGGCAATGGGTTGCCGTTCGTCGATTCCGATGAATATCCTCAGCATAACGCCTCCAGTTTACGTTTCACGTGAAACACCACGTCTTCCCATGTATCGGTCTGTCTGATCAGCTGCACAGACTTGTGCCACGGCATATCGCCAGATAAGTGAAATCTGAATGAAGGGTTCTTCGGCACCAAGCACCAGCATTCTTTGCCCAGTGCGCCAGCCGCATGGACTGCCGTAGTCGTCACCGAGATCACTAGATCAAGCTCGTTGATCAGCGCCAATGTCTCATCAAAGTCTACGGACTTGTCGACAGCGCGGGACCAGTGCCTGACAGGATAGCCTTTAAGGTCTGGCTCCTTGTACTCAAGGCTGACAAAGGTATGAGGCAGATCAAACAATGGTGCCAATGTATCAAGGTCAATACTACGCTCAGCCTTGCCTGTATTCTTAAGGCCGCCAGTCCAAGCAATGCCAATCTTTAGGCCTGGCAGCGTCTTAAACAGCGCTTGCCACTGAATACACCGCTCAGGATCAGGCTTTAAATAAGCCGTGCCAGGGTAGGATCGGTGAGTTCGACGGAAGAAGCGAGGAAGCTCTCCAGCCGAAATGACGTAATCAGCCTCAATCCAATCTGTGATAGGAGAGCGCTCATCATAGCGCGTACCAAACGCCTCCACACCGAAAGAGCGCTCAAACACGCTCTGCAGGCGTCGATCGCATTCCAGAATAACCTGCTTAGACATCGCAGCAAGGTCAGGAACACACGAAGCAAACAGGATTTCATCACCGAGACCTTGCTCACCGTAGACGATAACCGTGGCGTTCTCTTGTCCTTCCCATTCGGGCAGACCAAAGTCACGCTTACATCTATGCTTGCCGCCCCATGAATGGGTGTACTCGTCCCATCCTTGTGCCCATTCGCGCATCATAAGCAGTGCCTGCGCCTTGTTGTCGTGCGCTGCCCGACTTGCTGGGTCTATGCGTAGGGCTTCATTGCATAACTTCACGCATTTCTCAGGCTCACCGCGTTTCAGGTGCATGAGAGCCTTGTTGATCATAGCGTGGTGGTTTTTAGGGTGTATGGCAAGGGCTTTCTCAAAACACTCCATGGCTCGTGCCGGGTAATCTATCTCCAGACACATACCCATATTATTGTATATCTCTGTCTGATTTGGTCTCAGCTGAGCACAGCGCTGGAATAGGTTATAGGCCAACCCAAACTTCTCAGACTGCATAAGGATATAGCCTTGGATGAACAGGGCCATATCGTTATCAAAGTCTTCTTCCAGAACCTCATTGCAAAGCTTAAGGGCGTATTCAGGATTGGCCTCTGCCAAATCCTTCGCCTGTAGTAATTTTTCCTGCATTAAATCCTGCCAGTGCTTGTTCTCAGGTATTGGTATTCACTGGAATTGAGTTTAGCTCGCACTTTGTTCATGTGCTCAGGATTAAACACGTCAATGCCTTCCTCGTTTCGCCACTTTTCTATGACGATCATTGGAATGTGGGCTGCGTGCCAGAAGCTGTCCTTCATTGTCTTCTGCTTGTAATCGCCGTCGTTATACAGAGCTTTGTTGCGATCAAGAATTGGCGCAATGTTTTGCACGCGCTCTATCGTAGTCTGCTTGGTTTCATGATCATATGAGTGATAGGTTGTAATGCCGGTAAAGGCATCGTGGTCAAGAATACGCTTTGTCATAACTCACCATTTAACCTTGTCTGCCCAGTAAGCCGCGCTCATCTTGCCTTTTTCGATATTGCTTGCATGACGCGCCTTGAACGATTTGCGACGAGCCGCCTCTGCTTTGCTCTCACCTTCACGGGCTGGTGACCCGGACACACCCTGCTGCCCGAAACGTATGGTCTTGATTTTTTCACCTTCTTTAGCCACCACAACATGAGACTTTGTAGGATGATTTGGGGTGCGTTTGGGTTTATTGAACCCCTCAACGCCAGCCCTTTCCAGTCGCGGGTCTTTCTTTTTCATATATACCTCTCATGGCTTAAAAAAGTGCTGTGTAAAGGCGAATTTCGGAGTAGGTTGCCGCCTTCCTAAGCCATTGCCCTGCTTATTTTAGGATCAGTAGATGGCCCATATGACCCGAATAGTCTAGGCGTCCCTAGACGATACGCAGCACAGCACTTTCGCAAAACATGGAAAAAAGGGGCCATTGCTGGCCCCTTATCGTCATCAAGACGTGGTGCAGTCAGTGACCTTGCCAGACGCCTTCTCGTTCTTCACGACGAGCGTGAATTCGGTCAGGAGTTGGGTACGGTCAGCATCGCCAGTCTTCGCAAGCGGGTTGGTTTCCATATCGCGCAGCGTGGCAACGCCCAAGTACTCCATGTCGAGCACGAGGACAGTGCGGTCACGCTGGAAGCGGTTTGGAACGATCTGGTGCTGGCCGAAGTCAGACACATACAGATCGGCACCTGCCAAGATTTCACCTTGCTGGCCTGGATTCACGTTCTTGTAGAGCGTAGCGATGTTAGCAAAGCTAGATGCAACGGTCTTGTTGAACGGGCCAACCATGATGATCTTGGGGTCGCCACCTTCGGTCCAGCACTTCTGGATTACATCGTTCAGCGAGGCGCGGGTAAACGTGCCTTGAACGGTGCTATCGGTAGGAGCAATGACCGTGCCGCTGGAGAAACCGGGAGTGGTCTGGGCGGTGCCAGTGCCAACCGACGTCTTGTTAGTGGCAAGCCACGACTCAAGAGAAGCCAAAGATCGTGCAGTGCCAGTGCCGCCAGCGCTTGAACCTTGGTTGC